CGACTTCATCTATAAAATCACGAGCCCACGCACCGGCAACGATGCGCACTGCGCCCGCTTCCGCTCGTCCGGCCCATGGCATCGCCCGTTGTACTTTGTCGCCCTTCACATCGATACCGCGGAACGGCACCGACGCCAACTCCGGAACTCTGCGCAGTTCTTGAACCGCTGCTAACCCGTTCATGGCTTTTTCAATGCCGTGCGTCGTGTTCTCTTCGGATAGCATCGTCGACATTATCACGCGTCGCACGTCTGGCCACTCTGCGCGCATGTGGATGCCGTCGGCTATGTAGAGTACCCCTTCGTGCAAACAACACCGCACGGAGGCAGTATAGTCCGCTGATTGCTTCGTACTCGTTGCCAAGTCCCAATACCGAAACCACTTTGCGCCGTGCGGTCTGACGTCGCCGACCCGAAGCCACTCACGACGGAACAACGCGCCGATAGGGTCGGTGAATTCGCCGTCAACTTCTTGGCGATACATCTCAGACGTCATCGACTGTTTCAACGTCGACACGAAGGTGTCATCGAGGAATGTGTTGTCGGTCGTCTTACTTCGAATCGTGGCGTAGTCGCGATGGTCGCCAGTAAACAACTCATAGACCCAATCTTTGCCGCGTGGCGTGGTCGACATCCAAGCCCGACCCGGTGCTTCGCGCAATGTCGCAATACTCAGCGGCCATATCTCTGCATCCATCATAGCCACCTCGTCAAGCCAAAGCCACCCCGCATTGGCGCCACGCAGTCGGTCGGGGTTGTCAGCACTGCGGAATATGATGCGACGGTCACCGATGAGCCGTAGTTCCATCTCTGACTTGTTCCACGCTGTTACAATTCCGGCCTTTGCGGTCAACTTTAGAATGGTCTCCATTGCGCCGAGTCGAAGCATTGGGTAGGTCGGAGCAACGACCAATCCCGTGGTGCCCTTCGGTTGGCGCAGTGCTTCCACCGCTCCGGCTCGTGTCTTACCCGAGCCACGACCACCGACGAACAGACGGAACCGTGCGTCACTCGCCCAGAATGCCCTTTGGGGTGACGTCTGCGAACTGTGCCGGATCGTCGGGAGCGCTGAGGTCGATAATGAAGTCAGTTGGTGCGCTGGAGGTAGTGACATTGTAACTTTCTCGGTAGCTCGGGTCGAGCTTTTTCAACGCAAAAAATACTGCGTTAAGCACTTTTGCTTCGACGTGTTCGTCAAGGTGACCCTCGAGCCACAATATACGCGCGTCGCGGGCCCGCTCCTGGACGGCTCTCAATTCCGTCGCCAATTGCGGATGGCGTACCATCAGCCGATACCACGAGCCGCGATCCATACCCAAAGTATCGAGTGCCCGTCGCACACTCCCCAACACCATCACCGCGTCTTTGACCTCGTCGACCTGTATCATCGAGTATTCGGTCGGTGGATTTTGTGAGGGAACTCGCGTCCTTGATGGTGATTTAGGACGTGTCACCCGATTTTCTCCGAAGAGATGAACCGAAGCGCCACGTTGAGAATAGCCAACGCATACGCCAGCTGCGGTACCAAGTCTTTCATTTCGGGCCACTGTGTGACCGTGCCGATAATCATCGTTACTAAGGTCAACACGTTAATCCATATAGTCTTCGATTGATACCATGGTTTCATGTTATGCCCCTATCTCTTGTCGAATCCAAATCAGAAACACCGCCCACACGCAGGCAATAATCAGCGCACCGACGTACGCTTGTTTTTCAAGAGTCGCGATGCGCTTTTCAAATTCTCTGAAGTTGGCATCACCGTTTTCGAGACGAGACAACACCGCGTCAAGCTTTGTCTCTACCCGGGCCAGCTTCGTCTCTAATGATTCTGTCATCGTCATCCCTGATACGCTCGAAACTCTGTGCGGATGGTGTCCATGTTGATCGCGGTGCCCGGACACGTCTTCTTTGCCGCTGGGTATTCGCGGTGGCCCTTCAGCGCGTCTTTGCTGACCGTGATGCTACGCCATTTCATCAGCTCTAACGTCGTCGCTCTGACCATCGTGTGTAAGTCGTCTGGCCAAGCGTGAACATCGTAATCGCCAACCACTTCGATGCCCCACATCGTATTGTTTCCTCGGATGTCTGAGCAATGAACGCCGGGCAGGTTGAGCGGGCACATTTGCCAGATACCGTCGTTCTCGATTTTTGGCGAACCAACCGCGATGAACAGATGAGGACCGCCACGCCATCCCATAGCTTGGTACCGTGAAGACATTGCATCCATGGTGCGCTTACCGTTCCATTGACTCGGTGTCGGCCGCCATGTGTGATGCAAGACCACGCCCTTCGCCCACGGTGCGACGCTTGGCGCATACTTGGCCAGATGCGCACGGAACTCGTCGACCGTGCGCCACTGAAGCAAAGCGTATGCGTAGCTCATGACCGAGTTCCTGCCCATCGCGAAATCTTGTTCATGAACGCCGATTTGTTCATGCGGTTGACGATGAAATACAGTTCATTACCAATCACCGTGATGTTGCCATGTGCGTCCTCGTAGCTTTGAATGAGTGACCACTGCGCTTCGAGGTTGCGACGATACCATAGATGGATGGCGAACTTCTTCGAGATAATGCCGTATGCGCTCATCGACGTGGCGAACCATTGGCCCGCTTTGTCGACCTGTACGAACGTCTGCGTTGCCGTGTAGGTTCCGCCGGGTAGATTCAGTTCGACCGGGTTCGGGATCGGTGGTTGTACGTTGGTCATGCTTCGTCCTCCTCTGCGTTTATTATCGCATTGCCGTCAAGTTGACACGACCACCACGCCAGACGACGTCGTGCGATGTCAACGTATTCCGGGGTGATGTCGATGCCGATGAAATGCATCCCCTCAACCATTGCTGCGCACCCCGTCGACCCCGAGCCCATGAACGGGTCGAGGATGACGGCACCACGCGGTACGACGAGGCGAATCATGTAGCGCATTAAGGCAATCGGCTTTACCGTTGGGTGATGGTTTGCGCGTTGCGCCTCCACCCCGTCAAGCCCCGCTTCGCGCTCCGACCGCGACGCTTTCGCCGTGTAGAAAAATCGAGACGCGCCGGTGCCGCTCTGCTCATCCAGCGCCGCCGCTGCATCCTCGTCGAGTATGACGTTGGATGGCCAGCGGCCGCCCTTATCGCCCACCCTGCACCCGTCGATGTTGAACCCACCGGTTCCCCATTGCGCCACGTTGTCCGCCACCGTGCCCCGTAGCGGCTTGCGCGCCAATATCGCCGGCTCGTACGCAGGTTTGAGCGCAGTGCCCCAGCCGTGCCACTCCTTGGCGAGGTCGGTGGATGGTGCGGTGATGTTCCATGTTTTATAGACTACATTTGCACCTAAAGTTGGCAGTGCCGAATTCCCCGTTTCGCTTCTGGCCTTTGTTTCATGTCCTATTATCTCGCGCTCCGCTCCCGCCTGTTTATCCATCGCCTTACTCACATCCAGCGACTTCGGAAACCCGCTGCCGTATAACCACATCAGACAGTCACGCACATCGAATCCGGCGTCCTCGATAGCCACCGCCAATCGATGATACGTCCGAGTACCACCGAACGCGATCAGGTGCCCGCCCGGTTTCAACACGCGCAACGCCTCGACCCAAAAGTCGACACCGGGGACTCCATGGTCCCAACCTTTGCCCATGAACGACAGCCCGTACGGAGGGTCGCACACGATGGCGTCAACGGACTCCGCCGGGAGCGTCGCCATCACGTCACGACAGTCGCCGGTATGAAGTGTGTAGGTCATTGCGTCACCCGTGGCAACGTGACTCCGCTTTGGCCTTGGTACTTGCCCCGCTTGTCTGCGTAGGTCACCGCGGGTCGGTCGCCACGGAAGAACATGACTTGTGCGATGCCTTCATTTGCATAGACTTTGATGTCGTGCTGTGATGCGTTGTGTAATTCTATGGTTAATTGGCCAGTCCACCCCGGCTCCATCGGTGTGCAGTTGACGATGAGCCCGCACCGTGCGTACGTTGATTTACCCACGACGATCCCGACGACATCTTCGGGAATGGTAAACGTCTCGACCGACCGACAGAGGTACAGGCAGCCATACTTAAGTATCTGCGTGTCATTGCGCCACGATAACCAAGAATCGATATCGTCCTGTTTAGGGTCTAGCACTGTAGTAACTTCGCGTATCATCCACTCATCCGCAACGCGCATGTCGTAGCCAAACGACGTCACCCCGTACGAGATAACTCCGGGTCGCGGTACTCCTTCAGCGTATGGCGTAATCATTCCCTCGCCGGCCAGTCGCGTTATCTCTCGGTCATTTAGTATCATCGTCGTTTCTCCGCTTCTTCTTTTAGTAGCTGTCGCTTAAGCGCTTCAATCTTGACGGTGATCTCACTGCGCCAAATACGCAGGTCGTCGCGGTTCGGATGTTGCTTAAGCTCTGCGTCAATCTCCAACCGCTTCCATCGCCAAAACTCCAATATTTGCAACGTGCTACTCATTGCCACACCGCTCGTCCGTCGTCATCGATGCGCATCCATTGCGACCAGCACGGTTGGGATGCCTTCCAATGCTTCCACCCTTTGCCGTCGTTCCATAGTCGACGATATGCTGCGTACTGCGTGGTCGGCTCGTCGGTGTCTGCGTGGGTTCGTCCTTCGAGCAACATGTAGGTCTTATCGTTAAATTGAAACAATCCGCCGTCCTTCGTTGCGCTCCGTGCGTGCAGTGTGAAGGTCATGTAGTTCAGACCGTCGCCAGACTCACACGCCACGATGGCCGCGGCTTCGCGGGTCACTGCGAACGGCTCCGTGTGACAGACGCCGGTGTTGCAAAGTAAATACCAAAAGAGAATAACGCTGTTCATAGTTTTGCCTTTCTAAAACCAAGACCAACCGAGTGCGAAGTACGCGGTCATTGCGATGAACGAAACATAGACCGCGCAAATGATGACCAATGCTACGACTTTAACTGTCGTTCTCGAAGTACCATGCCGACGGTTATCGCCACCGCTGCGCCGACAAAGCCAAGTACACACCCAGCGATAAACTCAATCATTACTTTGTACCTCTTCGCTCAATGCTAACAACTCTTCAACTATGTCGTCAATGATCAGCGCCAACGTCGGATTGCGCATACTTCCCCGCGTCACCACTTCGTCGTCCTCGTCGTCGGCCCGCTCCCGCACCATCATCCATCGTCCGCTTGGCCCGACCTCGACGCGGTACCAATAGCGCCCAATCAATTTCCGCCAAATCATACGCATTGCGCAGTACCTCCATGACGTCCATCGCTTCGTCGACGGTACGAATGATGAGTGTGGGGTACTCGCTCCATTGTGCAAAGAATTCTTTTTGCTTCGGACTCAGCGCACCTTTTGGTGTCTTGACCTCGACTAAGAATAGCACACCGCGAAAACCCACGACCAAGTCTGGGATACCGCCGCCGGCATTGCTGAGGTCGCCGACGAGCGCACCGTTGTACTGAAGCGTTGCCACGATGGCCCGGTGGTTCTCGTCAAGCTTCTGACGGAACCGCGGTACGTATCCTTTGCTCATCGCTCGACCTTCTCGCCGGTGAACGCGATCATCAACTGAATCAGATCGCGGTCAGCACTGCGCACCTTCCATCGTCGCCACTTCGTCGCCAGCTGCGCGAACTCGCCGCCCTTGGCGATGCTTCCATCGAGTCGCACGTTGAACCGCTCGATGGCCTCCCGTCGCTTCAGCGCAGAGCCGGGACCGTACGCAGACGATGCGCTTTCCATCATGGCCACGAAGCGCTCTTGTGTCTCGACCTGAGCTGCGCGCAGTGCGTCACGCCATGCGGTTTCCAAGTCGTCCACCTCGGTGGCCACGATGATGAGTGAGCCGTGTACATCCTTGCGACACAGTGCGCAGAGCTGAGGGTATGGCGTCGGTGTGTCCATTGCCCGAGCGCAGCAAAGACACATCAAAGGCGCCGTCTTTTTTTCGCTTGGGCGTAGGTCGGTTGCAGTATCCATAAACAGGTCTCCTTTATCGCGCTTCTTCATATTCACTCCGTATCATTTCGTGCATTATTGCATTATCCAAGGCTATTTCCGGTAACTTTTCCTTATACATACCTCGTATAGACAACTTACCAAAAACGGGGGTAGATAATGCAATAATGCATGTTTTATACCTCAGCACGTCGATTTTGACCGCGTGACGGTACGAAACTCACTTCTTCGTTGTCTGGTCGGTCTTGAATCAGGCCAACACCGTAGACAAAGCGC